ACTTATTCAGAGTTATAAACTTGTTTGGTGCATACAAGGTAGAAGGGCAGCTTTAGGTGATACCACCCCAATACAAAATGCACCAACAATTTAGGTTAAGAAAATAAAATGGAGATTAAGATGAAGAAAGGAATAATATTAAATAAGAATAAAAAGCAATTAGAAGATGATTATGGGCAACCAATAAAGATAATTCTTACAACGAATGGAAAGTTGGTGCTTAAACACCAATCACTTGACTACACTAGAATATCAAGAAACCAATTAGTATTAGATAGTGATGTTGTGGAACTTTTAAAAGAAAGATTAAACAATAAGGAGTTAGATAATGAGTGAATTATTATTTGATTTGATTTATACAATAGATAGCTTTATTACTGGAGTTCTTAAAGTGGTTGCTATAGTGTTTATATTAAGGATTTTAAAAAACAAGAAAGGAGTAATGAAATGCCTACCAAAATAGAAAAGTTTATAGAGAAGTATGCTTGTGTGTTTGTGTTGTACTCAATGTATTATTTAATTATATTATTAGTTTGGGAGATCATAACAAGATGAGTGATTATTACATTAAAATAGATGAGCATACACCAATGCTATTTAAGGCTTTGGTACAATACTCACCTTACAGACAAAAATACTTTGCAGAGCAGCTAGGCATACAACCAAGCAATCTATCTGCATACCTTAATGGAAAAAAGA